CCGACGCCGATGCCGCAGGTTATGCAGGTTGGGACACTTCAGGCTCTGTCACTAACTCGCAGGCATCAAACGGCGGTGCCTATGGTCTTTATGTCTTCCCGTCCGCCTCTGCCGCTTCCGCTGCTCAAGCAGGCTCTCTAGCAGCCATCTGGTATCTTGATTCGGGAGCAATGCGGCTTTCTGGAACGATTGCTGGTGGCACTGCCGCCACATCTTCCGCCGCAACCGTTATAGCCTCAGACTCAAATGGAAACTTCAAGGCAGAGATTCTTGGTAGCACTGGAACTTCTACACTTGTTTCAACTGAATTTAGTTTAAACGAGTCAGATCCCAACTTTGTGCGCAAAGTATTTAACACAAACCCACAAGCTGTTAGCAGCGTAACAAGTGCAACTAATCGCAAGACTTACTGGCTAGGCGAGTCTTTCGAGGGCCAGTTTGGTGTTGGCAGGACAACTGGTATCAACGACTCCGCTTCATATGGTGTCATTCTTGCAGTTGCTACGGGCTCTACTACTAGTGAGCACAGCAATCAAAGAATCGCTTACCGTGATGCTCACTCGGGTTGGTTCTTCGCACAATCATTGAATTCAGATTCAGGATCATTCTCATATGAAGGCCAACAGAAGCTATTCAAGTTTGTAGGTATCAACGGCCACGGAGCTTGGCTACAAAAAAATATTAAGATTTCAATAACAAACATTAAAGCTTCAAGCAATGAGAACGTGCCGTATGGTACTTTTGATGTTGTCCTAAGAAAGGCCAATGATTCAGACCTTCGGCCAGTTGTTCTAGAAAGATTTTCTAACTGTAGTTTGAATCCTAATAGCACCGACTATATTGCAAGAAAAATAGGTGATACAAAGGTGTTCTTTGACGATGTTGAACAAAGATACAGAGAGTCTGGGGATTATCCAAACCTTTCCGACCATGTTCGCGTGGTTGTGCATGAAGACGTCGTTGACGGCGTAAACTCATCCTTCCTACCGTTTGGTGTGTTCGGCCCTCCAAGATACTCTAGCTTCGATATTACATCTGGTTCCGGCCCAAGCACTAGCACGTTTGCCCTTGGGTCAAATGATGTACCATTTTCCGATGCACTTGCCACACAGTTGGTATTCTCAAGCGGAGAGTTCGCAACTGGCTCAATCACTTTCCCTGGTGTGCTCACAAGAGTAAGCTGCTCAAACGGTGCGGACGGTGCGGATCCTACAACCAATGCTTTCTTCGGCCTCCAGACAAACAAGACCCTCACAAGCGCAGTTCATGACCCAGGATATGTGGATTACGTCAGAACATTATCTTCCGATAAGATTAGCGATGACACATGGGGTGACACCTTTGGACAGAATGGTTACGGAACCGGTCTAGAGCCGCAATTCCGTTTCTCCCTCGATGAGGTTGTGATCACCACAGGCGCTGGTTCATATAGTGTAGGAGCCCCGACACAGAATATTGCTGATGCGGCCTATATCTCTGGTTCACACGCGGCTGGTACTGCGCTTAACTCTTCAATCGATAGTAGCGTAAACTTCGAGAGAGTTCTTAATGCCAAGATGAACCGCTTCACATCACCACTATTCGGCGGCTCTGACGGTGTAGATATTACAGAGCGTAATCCATTCGGCAACCATAAGTTGACTGGCTCCCCGACCGAGACTACCAACTATGTTTTCTACACACTTCGAAGAGCGATCAGAACTATTGCGGATCCAGAAGTTGTTTCAATGAATGCTGCTTCGATCCCTGGTATTCTAAACTCCGAGATCACCAAGTTCCTTATTGATACTTGTGAGACACGAGCCGATGCTCTAGCGATTATCGACGTTGCTGATGGCTTCGACCCAAGAGAAGAAGACAGCAGAGATGCTGCAAGCAGAAAGGGCGATCTAAGCAAGGTGCTTTCATCTCACAAGGCAAGAAACCTTAACTCCTCATACGGCGCGGCCTACTACCCATGGGTTAAGGTCCGTGACGACCAGACCGGTACTATTGTAACAATGCCACCTAGCGTCGTCGCATTGGGTGTTCTCGCGAACACAGAGCGTGCAGCCGACGTCTGGTTCGCACCCGCTGGCTTCAACCGAGGAGGGCTATCACAGGGCGCAGGAGGACTCACTGTTGTTGGTGTCGAGCAGAAGCTTACTTCCAGAAACCGTGATGATCTTTACGATGTGAATATCAATCCAATCGCAAGTTTCCCGGCAGAGGGTATCGTGGTGTTCGGCCAGAAGACGCTTCAGGCTACACCTTCCGCTCTTGACCGTATCAATGTACGACGTCTCATGATCTTTGTCAAGCGAGGTATCTCAAGGATTGCAAGTGGAACTCTCTTCCAGCCTAACGTCCAAGCGACTTGGAATGATTTCAAGGCTAGGGCCGATGCGTTCTTGTCAGACGTCAAGGTAAGATTCGGTGTCGATGATTTCCGAGTTCTTCTTGACGAGACAACCACAACGGCTGATCTTGTTGATAGAAACATTATGTATGCTAAGATCTTTATCAAGCCTACTCGTGCTATTGAGTTCATTGCGATTGACTTCGTGATTACAAGATCGGGTGCTTCTTTTGAGGACTGATAAAGAAAAATCCAAACAACTTACTAGTTATAACATAACAGGAGAAACAAAACATGGCTATTAAAGGCGGAAGCGCAGGTAAGTTCTGGACTAGTCCTGTCCTCGCACGGGATCCAAAACGCGCATATAGGTTTAGAGTTCAGTTTGGTAACAGTGAATTTCTATGGTATGCCAAGAAAGTTACCAAGCCTACAATCACGATTACAGAGTCATCACACCAGTATCTAAATCACACCTATTACTGGCCTGCTAAGACTGAGTGGAACGACGTTGACGTGACGTTAATTGATCCTGTTGAACCAGATTTGGCTGGTGACTTGATTGCTACTATTCAAGATGCGGGCTTTGTCATTCCTGCTGGTGCTAATAACCCTAGTGACTTTTCGACTCCTTCTAAGAGGGGGTTTGTGGACGCTGCGGGAACTGTTATCTTTGAACAGATTGATTCAGACGGTGTTATGTTAGAACAGTGGACTCTAAACAACGCTTGGATTAAAGAAGTAACCTTTGGCGATCTAGACTATGGTTCTGAAGATCTAACTGAAGTTACTGTTAAGTTCCGTTACGATTGGGCTTCCTTTAGCTCAAGAGATATCGGTGGCTCCGTTAAGAACGCATTCACGGTCTGAGAGGTAACCAGTGACCAAAGGCGGATTTTGGACAGTGAATACTGGCTTTGAACCCAAGGCCCAGTTTCGCTTTCGTGTTGAAGTGGACGGATTCCAGTTTGAAGATGCTCCGGGCACGACTGGTGATACCAACCGGGATGACTACGCGAATGACAGGCGTGAAGACACGGCTGTTGCTTGGTATGCTAAATCAGTCGACAAGCCGGGCTTTGAAATTCTTTCAAACGTCCCAGAGGGAGATTATTTCAATCTCGGCAGTCAGAACGCACTAATAGATATCAACCTCGACCAACCAAAACTAAAAAAAGTGTCAATGACCCTGGTCGACCCATCTTATCCAAATGTCACAAGAAAGTTGTTGCGCTGGATAAGGAGAACCGGTTATAATGATACACAGACTAATGACGCATTGTGTAGAGACAAGGTGAGCCCACAAACGGCTTTGCTGCAAACAATTGGGCACGTTAGGATTTACCAGCTTGACAGCTTCAAGCCGGGCGAGTCTTTAGAGCTAGAAGAATGGACCCTATACAACGCTTATCCTTCTAGAATTGATTTTGGAAAATTAGATTATTCAAGTGGAGAACTTGTAGAAATACAAATTGATTGGGCTTATTCAAACTTTGTTTGTACTATGGCCAAGTTCCCAAGGGACGGTACAGACATCGAGCAAAAATTCCCGTACTTTAAAGACTTCCAGTCCTTCGGTGGAGTCGATATTTCCAAGGCACCTACCGCAACCCAACCTACGAGAGATGAGCCTACCGGGCCACCAGTGGCGCCAGTCGACCAAGGCCAGGTTGACCAAGAAGAGGCTATGTCGAGGGACCCACTCAAAACCGGAACGGGCAATACGTTATGACAAAGCTTTATAGTTTTTTTTAAGAGGTAATAATGAGAGATAATTCAAAGAGACTTTCAGCAGGCGCTGACCCGGCCCCTGCTGTTGCGGCACAACCCGTGCCAACACTTGACTTTTCAACACCAACAGAGATTGTTGACCTACCATCCAAAGGCAGGTTCTATTCAGAGGCACACCCTCTGCGGGGCGCCGACACAATTGAAATCAAGTTTATGACAGCAAAGGATGAAGACATTCTAACTTCCCCAACGCTTCTAAAGAAGGGGCTCGCCATTGACAGGTTTATTCAGAACGTCTTGGTTGACAAGAGAATTAATGTTGGTTCGCTTCTTTCCGGTGATAAAAACGCAATCCTTGTGGCTTCGCGTATCAACGGCTTTGGAGCAGACTATACAACAAAGGTAACTTGCCCTAACTGTTCTACTGTTGGAGAGCACACTTTTGATCTTGCAGAGGTGAGCGAGTATCTTGGCGACGATCTAGAGGGTCTAGATGTCCAGGCTACAGAGCATGGAACTTTTGTTGTATCTTTGCCAAGAACAAAGTTCCAAGTTGAGGTTAGACTTCTATCTAATAAAGATGAGAACGAACTTGCCCAAAAAATGGAAGCAAGTAAAAAGAGCAAAAGACTCGAAACCAATCTCACAGACCAGCTAAAAAAGATTATTGTTTCTATCAATGGTGTAGAAGACCGCAATCTTATTAGCCAGGCTGTTGACGCAATGCCTGCCTTCGACTCCCGTTACCTACGTTCAGCTTACCTTAAAGTGGTGCCTGGTCTAGACATGACCCAGCACTTTACTTGTGGAGCTTGTGGGTTTGGGAAGGAGGTGGACATACCTATGACGGTTGACTTTTTTTGGTCTAAGCAATGATTACACTGCGTCTGTGTATGAAGAGTTGTTTCTTTTAAAATACCACGGCAATTGGTCGTTCATGGAAGCTTATAATCTTCCTATAACTATCCGCCGCTGGTTCCTCCAAAGATTGGCTGACCAATTCGAGAAAGAAAACAAACAACACGAAGACGCAAAGAATAAATCAAAGGCTGGAAGACGCTAAGCACTTCCGGTCTTTTTGCTTTTCCAAACTATTTATAACAAGGGAGACTGGTCGTAATGCAAAACCTTGATGAGAAAATTGATTTAATATTGGAAACTTCTTTGGACGAGGCACCTGCACGGATCGGAACTATAAGTGCAAGAGACTTACTCCGTGCCCCCGTGAAAACACCTCAGCAATCTTCGGCCGAACCAGAAGACGAGCAACCTAGCCCCCCGGATGAAGAAATACCAAAAGAGGATATGGCCCGCGCCTTAAGAAAGGCGCTAAAAAGAAACTCAAGGGTGATAAGCAGATTCCCGACGGTTCAAAACGCTTTTAAAAAAATTGCCAATACTATCAGCAACTTTTTTGACTCTTCTAATCCTAATGACCAATACGCATCTCGCGCCCGCGCAAGACTTTATGGCATTATAGCTCGCATGGAGTTGGAACAAGATGAGCGCAAAGCCGAAGAGGAAATGCGACTTGCTGCCGAAAGAATTGAAAACGAGCTTCTTCAATTCAGGAAGGCTCCCAAGAAGGCTCCAAAGCTCAAGCCTTTTGTTTCTTCTAGGGATCTTGAAAAGCAGAGAAGAGCGAAGCAGCAACAGCGGCCAGAAGCATGGCTAGATATTTCCGAGCAGAAACTAAATGAAGATAAGTTAGTCGAGATCACAATTAACTTCTCGGAGTTGCGAAAGCAGCAAATGAATGAAAGCTTTCTGGCTATGTTTGGTGGTTGGGTTGAGCATATTTTGCAGTCTATGTTTGGTGGTGGCTACTCTACTTTGCCAGTGCAAGTCGTTGGAACCAAAAGAGAAGTTCAGTCTTTTGCCACAACCATTGGTAGCGAAAAGAGATATATTGATTCTGCAAGACGCCATGGTCTTGATCATCCGATGACATATAAAAACAAATCAAAACTTGACGTAGCAGTTAAGAATTTTGAAAAAGATACTGGTCTCAAGTGGCCGTTTAAATAAGGAGATTTTAAATGGCTGACTTAGACGCGCTGAGTAAAGCTTTACAGGAAGCAATATCTGCTATAAAGACCGGGCCCCAAGCACCGAAAGATTTCGTAGCTAAGAAGAAAGAATACGAAGACGAGATTAAAGACTTAGAAAAAATAGCCAAACTAAAAGGGGCGAACACAGACGCAGATTTAGAAATTTTAAGGATCAAGAAAAAAATACTTGATCTTAAAAAAGAAGAGATAGAAACTACCGGAAGACTTACTGATAAGCAGATTGAGCAACGGGCCGAGGCCATAAAAGGTCTTCAAGCACAGGAAGCTGGCTTGAACGCTGGCGCCAACGCTGCAACCAAATTTTTGGGAATAACTGGGCAACAAAATTCAATGTTTGCTCAACTGGCAGCAGGCGGTGACAAGTTCGCGTCCAGTGCTATAAAAGGTTTCAAAGGCGCAGTATCTGGAGCGAACATCGCAACTTCTGTTATAGACAAAGTAGTTGAGTCGTCTATTGCTCTCGCGATGGCCCAGGATCAGACCAACGTCCAGTTTGCTAAAGCAACTGGCCAAGGTGATAAATTTAATAACTCGATTATTGCTTTAGAAGCCGGTCTTTATGATGCTGGTATAACCTCTGACGAAGCAGGCAGGGCCATACAGTCTTTGTTCACGAACGTCACTGGCTTCACAGAGATGTCCGAAAAACAACAAGCAGTCTTGGGGCAGAATGTTGCGCTTCTTCAGGAACTGGGCGTTTCTTCTGAAACAGCAGCAAAGAATATTCAGTTCTCTACCAAAGTCTTGGGAATGTCTGTTAACCAGTCTGCTAAACTTCAAAGAGAACTTTTGACCTTTGCCCAAGATTTAGGAGTGTCAGCGGATCAGATAGCCAGTGACTTTGCTTCTATGGGGCCACAGATTGCCGCGCTGGGGACCGACGGAGTAGACGCTTTTAGAAGACTGGAAGTTCAGTCCAAAAATACCGGTCTAGCTCTCAGCGAAATAGTAGGTATTGTAGAGAAATTCGACAAGTTTGATACAGCGGCACAGTCTGTTGGTCGTCTAAATGCTCTCCTTGGTGGCCCTTACCTCAACACTCTTGAGCTTGTCGCAGAGACGGATCCGTCAAAGAGGTTTGAGATTCTAAAGAATCGAGTAGACGCCGCTGGCCTTTCGTTCGATACAATGGATTACTACCAGAAAAAAGCACTAGCATCTGCTATGGGTCTAAACGAGCAACAATTAGCTCTTATGATGCGTGGGAGATTAGACCTTATTCAAGAACCACAGAAATCAGCAGCAGACATAGAAGCACTTGCAGAGCAAACAAAACATTTTAATACAGTGATGGAAGAAATGAGTCAAATTGTACGCGGCTTTGCAGTATCTTTCGGGCCTGTAATTAGTGGTTTAAAGACGGTTATGGATGTATTACAGCCATTTATTCCATACATTGTTGCTGCTGGTTTAGCGTTTTCTACTTATATCATTGCCCCGTTCTCCCTCGCCGCCGCAGTAATTACTGGCTTAGTAACGGCCTTCTTGTTTGTCACGACAGCGATTAGAGATCTTACACATGGTTTGCAATTCGGGTTCTCTATGACCCCAGCGGCCGCCCTCGGAATGACAGCAGAGGCAATAGATGGAGTCACAGCATCTATGGATAACATGCCAACCTCAAAGACTGTTGATGTTATGTCAAACATAGCACATAGCATGGACCCGTCGACCAGCGCCGCCGCACTCACCACCGCCGCCAACAATACAACCGCGCGTGCTGTTGCCACGGATGCGTCACCAATACCCGCCCCACAACAGGTTCAAGGCCCGCCACCTGTTATCAATATTACATTACAAGTTGATGGCACAGAATTTGCAGCCGTTGTTAATGATGTTTCAGTTGACAAATATTCTGGTGGTAAGCCAAGCGAGATGTATGCTTCAATTATTAGCATGATTGAACAAGGATTTGTTCGTGGTGTCTAGTTATAACATGGAGGGTCCATAATGGCAATTTTTTCAATTTTACACGTACCAACAGGCAAGAGCGAATTCTTCACCGAATTCGCTCTCACAGAGTATCAAGATAGTCTTTCAACAAAATACAACGAAACCCCAGTGTTCGGCAGGATGGACCCGATTACAACTTATCAAGGCACAACAAGAAAGGTATCTATTGGTATCAGGCTCCAGAGACCAGACAAGAACCAAATGTCACGGATAGCAACAATGCAGTATCCGACATACAAAGAAGCAGACAATGCTTTAACAATTGCTAGACCACCGTTGGTAAGAATTACGCTGGGCGATCTCTTAACAGAACAACTCGCGGCACTTGATGGCTTTTCTTTCGCCCCGCAAACCGGGTTCTCTGCTGCGGATTCTCCTATCATTCGTTGCGATGGCAATAAAGAAATCATTGATTTTAAGTCAGTCGAATTAAAATTTAACCTTTCTATCTTGCACGAGACAGAATTGGGCTTTAACGACAAGGCTTTAAATTGGCTTGGTTCAAGCCGCTTTGGCCCAGGTGAAATTTTTTAATAAGGATCTAAGCAATGCCTAGACACGGTTCAGAATATTTAATAGAAAATCAAGAAGAGATTTACGAAGAGTTCTTTGAAGAGCGAGGCGTAAATAAAATCCTACATTATAGAAGCCCTCGCTGGCCTGTACTTGATGCCAAAGCAAGACAACAGTTTACTTCGGTTAGACATGTTTGGAAGTTTGGTGATAAATGGTGGAAGTTGGCCAACCAATACTATGGAGACCCAAAGCTATGGTGGGCCATTGCTTGGTATAACCAGGCACCTACCGAGGCAAATCTAAAGCAAGGACAGATTGTTTATATTCCACAGCC